GCTAAACCTCATCATAAGTAGAAGCTGATTCTGTCGTCGTTGCTGTCCCGATTCCTGCCCCGGTGTCGATATCCTCTTCGATAACGCTGTCGATGTCCGCGATGCGTGCGCCTTCCGTCGTTTCTGCAAAGCCGAACTCGTCATCCGTCGAGCCTGCCGGCAGGTAATGGTCTTCCCAGCTGCCGTCATCAACAACAGTATTGCTTACATCAAGTGTCATGCTCACTTTGTATATAGTCCCCTGATTTTGATTCGTTGAAATGACAGCTGCCGTGACTTCCCCGTTCTGAATGCGTGCATACCTGTATGCAAGAGACTGAGAGCCTTCTGTTGAAAGCAGAGGAATGACAAACCAGCTCGCACCGCATTGGATGTCAGCTTTGAACCATTGCAGGAAATCCCGGTACTGAGTCTCAGAAACAACAAATGAGACACTTACAGTATCCGGAGCACCTTGATTCACTAATCGCTGTCTGCAATATCCGTCTGACATCTGAGTGCGTAAGATGTTAGGAGAGTGCTTTGATGTGTAGCCTGACTGCAAAGGTTTAGGCATACCAGAAGGAAAGAATTTCATGATTTAAGCTCCGTATCTTCTGAGCTGATAGGTGTTTTCCAAAGCTTGTGCTGCTTGCCCGCCCTTTCTGATGTTGCTTACGAAAATATTCACTATCCTGTCACCGTCTGACTCTGAATTTTCCACCGTTCCGGCCTTGGATCTGTCTTCATAAAGATTGACAATGACATCGCCAGAGCCGGTGTCATACATTGCATCTCTGGCCAAGGCAGCAGTTCTTTTCCTGCTGGTGACATTGACTGGCCCGCTCACTATCTCCGGGCCATATTCGCCAACGATACCAAGCTGACCGGCACCTATTCGCCCGCCTTTATCGTGCATAGAGAGAGACTTGAGCTGAGCGATAATGCCAGTAGTGAGAGCCACAGCATTTGCGTAGGCAGCTAATTTGCCGAACCAGGTGGGATTGGATGTGTCTGAAAGAGCCTGAGTCCATGCAACAATGGCATTCGCAGTAGCAGAAGCTATGGCAAAAGACTTCTGAATAGCGAATAAGGCTTTGTACGCAGAAGAACTCTGAGACATACCTGAAGTGAGATTGCCGAAGGCATCAGATAGAGAAGTCATGCCCTCCGTGAAATTATTCACATTCTCCAAGTCTTCTTTTGACAGAAAATCATTTTCCTTGGTTTTCCCCGAAGCTTCTTCTCTTGCTTTCTCGTACTCTTCCCGGAGAGCGTTTCTCTTGTCCAGAAATTCCTGCTCACTCAAGAGGGCATCTTCATGATACTTCTCAAGCTTCTCCATCCTTTGACGGTATTCATCCGTGATTCTATCGATTTCCGTCTGACCGATTGACTTGATAAACTCCAATGCTTCCATTCTCAGGTCTTTAGCTTTTGACTGAAAATCCTTTTCGAGAATGAGTCTAGCATTGTTGTATTCAGTCTCAGAAGCAAGGTGAGAAGACTTGTACTCTCTCTCAAGCTCTGCCAGCTTTTCTTCATGTTCTTTACGCAGCTTTACGGCATCTGAATAGCTGTCCTTCTGAATTGATAAGATGCTCTGATAGTATTTCTGCCAATTATCAGCTTGTGCTTTTTGCGCTCTGCCACCGCCGGATCTGCCGCCTCCGGTTTTCCCGGAAGTGCCAAAACTCCGGCCTTCAGGAGCATTGTTCCCCTGCTGTTCCCAAGTGCGATAACTCCCCGGAGCTGCCGGGCCGCCATAGCCTAAATCCTTGTCGTTCAGCTCTTGAATGTTTTTGTGAATCTGACTGAGATAAGAGTTGATGGTGCTGTTGAAATTAGCCGTGTCTTTTCCGATTTGGTCGGCGGTCTGGTTAAGCACATGGTTGTAGGCTGATGAGAATGAGCCGCCTGCAAGCCAATTTCCGATACCCTCACCAACAGCTTGAAAACCTCCCTGTAAGGCAGTCCAAGTGTTCTGAGCAATCTTCATGACTTCCAAGAAGCCAACTCTCGCAAAATTGAAGAACTGCGAGAGAGCGTTAATCATGCTCTCAGTGCCGGTTGCAGCTGCCAATCCCGAAGAAGTCCATAAATCGTTGACGGTATCTTTCACCGTCTTGATACTGCTCTTGGTGATGTCAACAACTGACTTCCACCCATCTGTCACGGTAGCGAAAAAGGCTTTGATCGGCTCTCTGTTGTCGTTAATCCACTGAGTAATCTCATCAAGATTGGAGGCTAAATCCCTCACAATCTGATTAATGAGGTCTCCAAGCCCGCTCTCACCAATCGCTCTGTAAAAATCGCCCCAAGCATTTTCAAGGTGGTTAAAAGCTCCGGTGATGCCGGACTGAAGGTAATCAAGAACGCCCTCATTTTCCTGACCAAGCTGCGTGAAATAGTCAGAAAGGGCCTTGGTGTTCTTGTCGATTTCCTGAGTAACGCCTTTGTAAGTGAGAATCAACTTGTCTCCGGCATCTTTAGCCGTGATGCCTAAAGCGTTAAGCTGCTTGTATTTGCCTTGGATCGTTGCAGTAAAAGCCTTGCTGACAGTCTCAAGACTCTGTCCTGTACCATAAGCGATCTGGGAGAATGTCTTGAGTTCTTGAGAAGTAGCCTGTATGCCGTTCTTTTTGAGTTCCAGAGCAGCGGTTTTGAGTGCGTCAAAAGGCTGTAAGGTATCCCGGGCAGCCTGTTGCAACATCTCAAACTGATCCCTGGCTTCGGTCAGGCTGCCAGTCGCAGAGATGAAAGAAGCAACAGCTTTCTCGGTGCTCTTTAATTCACCGATAACAGCACTGGCAAGTGCACCTGTAGCGAGTCCGGCAATAACAGACTTCCAAGCAGAACCAATGGACTTGAAAGAGTCAGCAATTCCCTTGCTCTCTTTCTTGGTGTCCTGCCGCATATTTCTCAGCTTGCGGCTGTACTTGGTTGTATTCAAGTCAACTAAGTTGAGGATACTATTGACTATGCTCATTGCTGCTTCTCACATCACCACCCAAGAGGGCAAATACTTCCTTCCCTGAAATCTCTCTTTCTTCCGGTTCTTCTTCCGATTGTCCGCTTTCTTCCTGAAAAACAGCAGCCCATAATTGAAGCTCTGACTCCGGAAGGTTCAAAATCTCGGTTATGGGCCAGTGAATCTCACGAGCAATTCTCACGGCAAGCCTGACAATCGGAAGTTTTATAAGTTTTTTTCAGTCTGCCCGTTGTTCAGTTCCCAGATCTTCTTATTCAAGCGATTGATAACGCCCGCCGGGACAGCATCAATGAACGCTGCTGCATCGCTCTCTGAATCAAAAAGCTTGGATCCGTCTTCCTTAATCGCTGAGACATAGAGCATATAAGCCACAATATCAATCTCGCTGTCATTGAACTCAGGCTTTTTCATAAGAGACTGAAATTCTGCCTGCTCCCTGCCTGACATCTCACGGATAAGAATCTCCGGAGTATCAGTAGAATCCTGTGCCAGCTCCGGCACCGGAACAGTTACCCGCTTGAAATTCGCTTTGCCTGAAAAATTGCTGATTATCATGAAAAAATCCCATAAAAAAAGGGGGCTGAATTGCCCCCAAAACACTAAGGACTAACTAATGAAATTTTATGAACCAGTGCCAAACGTCCAAGTAGGCTTGCCATTCAGCTTGCCTACAATGTCCCATTTGATAGTTTCAGAGATGCTTGCATCCTGCGGCATAGCTGACTTGAGAGCCACTTCCATGACAGCGGTTGTCTCATCACTGTACTGGAGACAGATGTCTACGACATTGCCGGAGTTTGCAGCAGCAATAAGAGCCTGCTGAGTGGAATCGCCGGTATAGTGATGGATAGTGATAGTGATTTCACCGCCATCGAAAGCGCCGGCAAGATAACGCTTGACCGACTCGGCAATGCAAGTCTGATCAATATCTTCCACAGTACCGCCAACGCCCGTAAAGACGGAAACGCCGGGGATCGTTGTCCAAGAAGCTTCGGGAGAGGCACCATGAGCCCGATACCCGACCAAAGTGTTTTTACCGCTGATTGCATTTTTGGCGGTAGTAGGTGATAAAGTAGCAGTCATTTTTGATTACCTCTCTAGTTAATGAAAGCCATCTCGGATCTGCTGCAAGATAGCCTGAGTTATTCGGTTTTGGATCTGAGTTTTCTGTGCGGCCCATTCCGATTCAAGAATGTGCTTTCCGGACTGTTTGACTGTCCCCAAGTCTCCCCAGATGCCGATATATGTAGCCGGTTTTGGTCTTTCTCTCAGTCTGCCCTTCCGGTTAACGTACTTAATCGGCTGAATGCCCTTGTTTCGCCATCCGTAAGTCGTAAAGGCCAGCCCGGGCCGTGATTTTGAGTTCTTGGTTGAAGTCTTTACTGACTTGCTCGCTCTGCCTGTACCCTTCTTATATGCTGCCCTTGTGCGGCTTCTGAGACTCCTCACCGCCGGAGCTGTCGCATCTCTCAGAATCTTCTTCTGAGTATCGAGTGAAAGCTTCTTATCAACGTCCCCAAGCTGCTTGAGAAATTGGTCAAGCATTCTTTCAAACCCGGCATCATCACCGCCTATAACCGTGTCAGTGATAGAGTCTCCCATGACTTAATCCCACACGAAGCAGCTCATTGAGACTTTGGCAAGCTTGTTATCAAGGTCATCATCAGAGATTGATACAGATTCCAGAGTGAGATTCCTTATGCTTGTCTGAGTGTCATTATCCAAGGACTCAAGAGCATCAATGAGATCATCCAAGTCATCAGCAGTCTTGGTCATTAGAAAAGCAGTGAATCGGACAGTCTTATGAAAGCCCATATCCAAGTCATGTTCATAGGTCATAGAGAAATCATCTATGACAATGCCCTTCTCGGCCTCATCATCGGACACGGTATAGTCAAAAGTTGCTGTCACACCGTCTATGCTTTCAAGAATCGTTAAGAGGTCAGTTTTGACAGAAGAAAAAGTTGTCATGATGTCACCGTCTGAGCTATGGAATTGTCTAATTCAGCCCCGATAATCATTGCTCCGGATTCGGGGTCGGTGTTGATGCTGATAATGCGATAACGCTTTTGATTCGGAAGTCTCAAGCACCATTCCTGCGTGATTCCCGGTCTGTATCTCATGAGCACCGTGTAAGTCTCAGTCTGCATTTCTACCTGAGACCGCATAATCTCTCTCAGAGAGACTTGCTTAATGTTGGCCCACACCGTCACCTCATCAGTGTATGTAGTGGCATGAGTGCCGGTTGATATGGTTCTGGCAGGTCTCAGGAGAGTTACCCGGGCTGTAAGCTTTCCGGCAGAGATGTTAGCAATCATATCTCACCCAAGGATCCAAAAGGTGTTCAAAGTAGGTGGAATAAGGCTTTTCCTGCTTATTCTCTCGGGCTTTATAGAAGTCCCCGGCAGTAACCAGGATAAATTGAGTAATCCCTGCCGGAATCTTCGTGAGGTCATTTGTCACAGCGTTTTCATCAGTCTCAGAATAGATTGCTCTGTGCATCCGTTGTTCAGCTTCTTCCTGAGCAGCGAGAATGTACTGACTCAAGAGAGAGTCTTCTTCTGAACCGTCTATTCTGAGATGACTCTTGAGAGTCGCAACAGTAACATACAGCATATTTGCCCCATTAAAAAAGGGGACTTATTCAGTCCCCAAACTTTCCTTTAAGTACGGTTGATAAGTAAGGAAATCTTATGAACCAAGGCTCCAATCACCGCCTGCAATAGCAGCAGCGTCTTCAACGCCAAGGCCAAGTCTGCGTTCAGCACGAATGGTCAGGAGGTTCTTTCTGAAGTCATCACCTTCCCTGTCGATTTCAACAGCTACTTCCTGTCTGTCGAAGATAGTCGCACCGAGAGCGAAGTCTGCCATGATGTATTTACCGGAAGGAACAGCAGCGGTAGTAACAACCGGAAGTCCCCAAAGCTGCTGGGTAGTAATTCCGGCAGGGCCGCCGAGTAAGTAACGCTTCTGAGTATCCTTCAGGAGAGCCAGAGCAGCCCAGTCAGCAGGGTTGAGTAACAGCTGCTTAGGAGGATAGCCAAGGGACTCAAGGTGAGCCTTGATAATCAGGGCAAAGTCAATGAGATTGGCTCCCTGCGGGATCTGAGACGCTACGGCAGAGCTGTAATCAGTGAAATTGCCGGACTTCAGGAGACCTGCAAGCTGAGTAGAAGTACCGGTGCCGCTTACCAGCTGCCGGTCAATCTTGAGAGCAAGACCATACATCATCTTAGCGTTGATGTAAGCTGCTACTGCCGGAGCATCAGCAGCAAGCTGCTCAGTGATTTTGGTCCAATGGGCCACAGTAACAACCTGAGCAGTCTCCAAGGCAAAGTTGAAAGTAGATTCAGGCTTTGCAGCTCCTTCTGCGACAACCCCTGCGCCATTCGTGAAAGCAGAGTTCTTCAGGTATTCCACGGAAGAAGACTGTACCGGAATATGCGGAATCAAGTTCTCAATGAGAAGAGGCAGATCCGGAGCTCCATAGATACCGGGCAGCTGAGTAGGCTGTGCAAGGGTAGTTCTGGTGATGCCAGTACCAACAACACTGGTAGTAGGAGTATCAGTCTTCAGAGAGATAGTGTGCCGGGCTCCTCTGTCATTAGAACCGTCAACACTGAAAGCCTTATAAGATGCGGAATCAACGAACTGCTGACCAACAGACTTAACAGCTACAGCCTGAGATTCAGCGTCAACAGAAGCCTGCTGGAGTGCGGCAAGCTCTTTGGCAAACTTGAGCTGCTCTTCACCGAGCTTCTTCATCTCAGACTTAACAGCTTCAACAGAAGCCTTGCTATCAGTGTCGATAGCATTAATCTTAGCTCCCACTTCATCGAGAGACTTCATAATAAGTTCCATGTCGGACATATTTATTTCCTCAGAATTTGGTTAAGTTTTTGCTGAATTTTTTCAAGTTCAGCAGCCTTTTTGACATCTTCGGATTTCTGGGAATCACTCACAGCCGATTTTGCCGATTTGACAACAGAAATTAGTTTCTGTGCCGTTTTTTTGCTGATACCTAAGTCTCTCAGGTAGTGTTCGCAATCTCTTATATCATTGAGACCATCAATGTCTTCTGATTTGACATTGCTGATTCTGGCCTCTTTATCTGCCGGGAAATTTACTATTGAGATTTCCAGCAGTTCTGCAATATTTTTGATATGACAAATATCGTTATCATCGTATTCATAATCACGGTCATGCATTCTGAATCCAATGCTCATGCCATTTAACGAGCCAAACTTCAGAGCTGAATACACCTCTCTAGCTTCAGCCAGTTCCAGATTCAGACGGCCTTTTACATACAAGCCCTTCTCATCAACTCTCAGCTCTTCCCAGACACCAATCGGAATGCTCCAACGATTGTGCTGATAGAACATGAGCGGCTTTTGACCGGACTTTATGACGTTATCAAAAGCAGTAGGCTCAATAGTATCTCCGTAGCTGTCAACGCCGCCAAAGACTGAGGCATAACCTTCAATGACGCCCTCTTCATCCAGAGGTGTAAACAAACTTTTCACGCATACATGGAATGTCATATTTTTCCTCTTATTGTTTCTGCGGCTGAGTTGTCAGCGGTGTTTGCGATGTCTGAGTTTTATCAGCCTGACCAAGCTGAGAAATTGGATAAAGGTTATTCTGGGCCGTGAGTTCATCAGCACCGTCCAGACGCTTGAGACCATCATCCCGGCGGATCTCGTTGCGAGTTCTGAGGCCATTTTGGACATAGCTTGTCTGCATCTGGATCCTTGTTTGGTCAGACATTCTCTTGAGTACCGAAGTCCGGAATTTCACAGTCAAGCTTTCATCTTTCACAATCTTCTGCCTGAATAACTGCTCGATTTCAACGCACATCGGCAGAATCGTGGTCTCATAGAAGTAATTACTCAGGTCAACCAGCTCCGGAGATTCACCTGTAAGCAAGCCATACGGGATATTGAACCAACGGGCAAACTCTTTCACGATAAATTCACGAGTCTGAAGCAGCTGAGTCTCAACAGGTGAGAGGGCCACAGACTGAAATTTGAAGCCGCTCGGCAGCAGCGGAATGCCGATAGGAGCCTCACTCATGGCCTGAAAAGATTTCAGAAATTCAGTAGCCTGATCCTGTCTCATGAGCGGCGTTTCAGAGCAGAGAATACCCTTCAGCTTGCCCTTGGTGGTAAACATTTCAATGGAGGCATTCTGAGCAGCAACAGCTTCAGTGAGAGTAGTTCTGGCAAAATCAACAGTAGAAAGGCCTACAATGCCATTGCCTATGCCCTTCCAGTGCATGATTTGGTCAGAGCTGTATTCCACAATCTCATTTTTATCAGACCAAAACTTGTATATGACCTTGGAACCTTTCAGCTCGGTTGTTACCTGCTCCGGATTCAGCGGAATGAGAGCAGCGATATAGTCTGCTCCCCTTGCCTTATCAATCCGGATGAAGGCATTGCCGTGGATTAAATAATCCAGGGTGATTTTCTTGAGAAAGTCAGCAGGGGTCATGAACGCATTAGGACTCACGTTAAGAAGGTTATGTAAATAACCGTCTGTTACGAGTTCAGTATTCCCGTCTTCATCCACTACTCTGAGCACGTCCATAGGCAAGCAGGCCATTGCTTTTGTAATCTTGTTGACGCACTCCCAGATTGCCGGGATTTGCAATATGTTGCTGACAGTAGGCGGGGTAGTATGTTCAGCAATTTGAGTGACAGGCTTGGTAACCTGTACTCCCTGATAGTTGCCGAGTAAGCCCTTAATCCATGACCAAAGCATATTAAATTCCTAGAGTGAATTTGCTCCAGTCCATTTTCTGAGACTGAGCTTTCTGATAATACTTTTCCACTTGTAACTGAATTGACTGATTCATGGCCATAATCAACGCCACCGGGCCGTCAATCTTCATTTCATTCTTCTCTTTTCTCGGGAAGATGTTCTCTTTCGCATCTGTATGACACACGACATTGCTCATCATCCAATGCATTACAGGATTGTCAGAGAAGTGGATCCGTTCAGCATATATGAGAGCTTGCAGCTGCTTCATAGGCTCGCTGTAATTCTTCAGATTCTGAAACAATTCAACCATCGGCACGCCGTTGCTGATAAGGTTTTGCGACATTTGTGTAGCTTGCATAGGGTCAAAAGCAAGTGAGAGCATATCGTACTGCTTGCACTCACTGACTATTTCCTGCTCAATGGCCTGAAGGTCAGTGATTGGCCCGTCTGTAATTGTCAGATAACCGTCTTTTACCCACCCTTCGTATTGGCTATTCCCGGAGCTGCTTACTGTCTCGGAAGGCAGATAGAAATCATAGAAAACGTAGTAGTGAGTAACGCCTTCTATTTCCTTCCAGAAGAGCTTAACAACCGCCGCTATGTCGATTTTGGAGGCTAAATCAAGTCCGAAAATGCTGTATTCATGCTTAAAATCATCAATTTTAAGGCTCGGATCTACGCATTTTCTGTATTTTTCCATATCAAGCCACTGGGAATCTGAGTTCACCCAGATGTCCAAGTGCTTCGTTAAGTAGTTCTTTTGAGCACTCGTATTGACTAAAGCATTTGTCAGGTCGCTTTTTATCTGCTTCGGAAAAACACTGATTTTCCAATTCGGATTGGCTTTGATGATTGCTTCTTCAGATGTCCAGTCATCCCCTGAATCAGGCGTGTAGATTATCCCGAAAAGCGAATCATCAACTACTGACTCATCCAAGACGTGTGCAGCTGTTCTTCGCCGCTCCATACAGATCCCGTCAAGAATAAAGCCAGCTGTCGTAATGGTGAATACCAGCGGCTGAGCACGCTTTATCACTGATGAAACCACAACATCATAGACGTACCGTGTCTTGTGAGCGTGCAGCTCGTCTATGATGCCGCAATGGGTATTCAGACCATCAAGAGTTCCGGCATCTGCGCTTTTCGGCAGGAATTTGCTATTGGTGCCGATTATGACCATTGAATGGTTAAAGCACTGAATGTCAAAAGCGTCCTTGAGGTCAGGGTTTCCCCGGGCCATAGCAAGAGCGTCATCAAATACGATTCTTGCCTGTTCTCTGGTTGTCGCAAAGCTGTAAACATCAGCTCCCAGTTCGCCATCAGCACACATCATATAGAGTGCTATGCCGGAGCAGAGTGTTGATTTGCCGTTGCCCCGGGCCACTTCTATATAGGCTTGAGTGTATCTTCTTTTCCCGGTCTTCTTATCTACCCACCCGAAAATAGTGGTAAGTATGAAACATTGCCAGTCTTGAAGCTGTATCGCCTCTCCGGCCAGCTCGCCTTTGACATGATCCAAGCATTCAATGAACTTGCAAACCCTGTTTGCCTTCTGCTTATCGAAGACGTAAGGGAAATTTTTAGTGCATTTTTTACGGAGGTCTTTTTGCTGCCGCTCACAGGCAAGCCTTGTGAATCTGCCCGCTAATTGCTTTCCGCTGAGTACATTCTTAATGTACCGATTGGCCTTTGCGACATAATCCACATCTAACTAGAATCCTTCAAATTTGTTTTTCTTCTCAGAACTTGTCTTGAAGCTGCTTACTTTGCTTCTGCTCGCAGGCGTAAACCCAAGCTCATTCTCAATCCCTCTCAGGATTGTTGCTGTCTTCGTGATTGAGTTAATGATATTGTTAACCGTTTGATTACCATCAGCATCTCTGACAAAAGTTCCCTGAGCTTTCAGACCTTCGGAAAGCTTGATGAATTGGTCATAAAGAATCACCCACTCTGAAAAGATTGAGTAATCAAGGCTTGAGAGCATACCTTCCGGAGCCTGCTGCAGAGCAAACGTCCAGATGTCTTTTGCCGAGTCTGTAAGGTATTCCGGAGGCTCCGTGAATTGCTTCAAATCAATCTGAGGTATAGGCTCCAAGGCGTTTGTCCGGCACTTCTGCAAGGTTCCCTGAAGCTTTTTGACTACTGTCGGTTTACGAGGTCTCCCGCCCATTGGTCACAAACCCTTATGCCACAAGGCCCCGATTTCCCCATTTTGCACGCATAATTTTCTGCCTTTTTTGGCGTGGTTGTGAGCCAGGGGGCCTATTTTGCCAACTCCCCCCTAGGGGGCTGCCGTGTTTTGATTAAATTTTGTCATACCTTATGATGTTTTTTAAGGTATAAAAAAGATGTTCATATCCGGATCTTCTGTCGGTTTCTGTTTCTTGCTTTCCCGGACTTCTGAATAAGTCTTCCGGGAATGGCACTCATGACACAGACTTTGCCAGTTGTTCACATCCCAGAAAAGATTCATATCACCCTTATGAGGCGTGATATGGTCGACTTCAGTTGCCGGTTTGCCGCACTTAACGCAGAGAGGATGAAGCTTGAGAAAGGTTTTTCTCGCTTTATGCCAGCGATAACTGTAACCTCTTTTGTCTGAGTTAAGCCTTGTCTTATCTTGTCTGTCTAGTGCTTGCTGCCGCCTTTCAGCCACAGCCTTTAAGTATTCTCGATAATGCAACTCACAGTATGAGCCATGAGTTGCGTACTCGGTGCAGCCTCTGTGAGCGCAGGGCCGCTTTGCTCGTGCAGTCATTAGTTAGTGGTAGTGCTGCCAACAATGCTGAGAGTTGCCACGTAAACGGGCTGCCAAGGAGCCTGCGGGTCGCTGGTGATGTGGATGTCAATGTCAGTGACGTGCTCGCCTTCTTCCAGTCCGGAACCTTCTCCGGTGATGTAGCCGTTGATTGCAGTCTCCAGAGCAGCAAGAGTATTGGCTGAGAGCAGCTTAACTCTGTCATAGTAGGTGTTGATGGTGGTAGCCATTTTCATTTCTCCTTTAGTTTTTGAAATTCGGGGTTGTTGGAATGCCACCCCATAATTCTGTTGATTCGCTCGCAGTTCTTTTT